CTCACTGTTCCAGAATCTGCGGGCTGGTTCCCACGCGGCTGGGCTGCAGGAATGATTGCGCGCGTCGAGATGTTGTACCCATACACCTTCACCGCACCTTTGGATGGCGGCGCTACAGTGATCAGTGGCGATCATGTTCCGATGCTGAAGCCCAGCGTCGGGATGAAAATCGAGATAACCGGCGCCAATGCGGGCGAATATGTCGTCGCTTCGTACGCACCATTCGTTCCTGGTGTTCCAGCAGTGCCTGGCACTGCCTCAAGTGTTACCGGCAACTCGGCCCCGTCGCGCTACGACTTCAATGTCACACCTTTGACCTTCACGCTAGGGATCGGAGCGCAGGTCTTCCCGATCCTGCTCGATACGGCTACTACCAACCTGGCCGGCCTGGTGAGCGCGATGAACGCTGCCCTGAACGGTACCGGACTGGTGGCCAGCGCCGCTGGCGGAATGCTGAAGGTGGCCGAGGCCGGCGCCCCGGTTTCAGGTAACGCGCTGTCGTTGACTGCGGCGGCCAGTCAGATCTTCGGATCGGCGCCTGTGTTCGAGACTGGCGTGAAAACCGAGGCTGCGAGTGCTGCGCAGCCGGCACAGATGACTTTGGCCTATGACGGTGGAGCGCCTGCAATCGGGTTGCAAACGGGCGTGCAATGGTCGTGTATCGGCTATCGGGAGCTTCGCTACCGCATCACCGCAGTTTCCGACGACGCGATGGGCGATGATGACGGCACCGAGCAAGACGAGGGTCATGGTCCTTCTGCGATCACCGTAGAGCGCCTGACTGATAGCGGCGCAAGTGATGCAGCCTGGGCCGGGTTCGACCCCTTGGAATCGAACTCTTCGACAATCGTTCTGGATGGGTCGACCACGGAAGGTGACTGGTCTGGCCCATATGCCGCGGTTCCTCCACGGGAGCGTACCCGCAGGCTGGAGCTGGACTTTTTCTTTCCGGGAGGGTTGGTCCGGTACACCGAGAAGAACGGAAACATCCGCTCCCACTGGGCGAAGGTGGAGGTGCAATACCGCGACATCGAAACGGCGGGTGCCTGGACCTCGCGGACCTACACCTTTGAAGCGATGACCCCTGACCAGGTGGCCTACACGCGCAGCTTCGCGTTGCCGACATCCATGCGCCCTGAGGTTCGTGTTCGCCGTATCGGCGAGGAGTCGACCAGTTCGAACAAGCAGGACCGCGTTCAGTGGTACGGGCTAAAGGGCCGTATATCTCGGGCTCCTAAGCGCTATGAGGGGGTAACGGTTATGTCGGTTTACATCAAAGGCAGCAACCGGCTATCAGCCCAGTCCGAAACCATGGTCTCTACGCGGCCAACCCGCATCCTGCCTGTGAGGAGAGGAGGTGTGTGGGTAGACGAAGAACCGACACGGAGCATTGCGCCTTGGGTGCTCCACGTCGGTAAGTCGATTGGCTATCTCGACGACGACCTGCATTTGGCGGAGTTTGATCGCCTTTCGCCAATCTGGGATGCCCGGGGCGACACGTTTGACCTGGCAGTCACCGAGCAGAGCACGGTCATCGAGTGTATGAACAAAGCCCTCGCTGCGGGATTCTCCGAGGTCACCATCGACCGGGGGCAGATCAGGCCGGTGCGAGATCAACCACGCTCAGTGTTCGAGCACATGTATACCCCGCAAAACATGACCGGAAACTTGGTTCGTAGCTTCTCCACGGTGAGGCCCGACGATTACGACGGCGTGGATGTCGAGTATGTGGATGAGCGAACCTGGCAGAAGGAGACGGTGATCTGCCGGCTTCCTGGTGATGCTGGGTCTAGAGTCGAGAAGGTCACCCTGGATGGCGTGGTTAACCGGGACCGCGCTTGGCGGATAGGGATGCGTCAGCGTCGGCGGCAGAGATACCAGCGCCGTTCCTATAGCTGGTCCACTGAGCTTGATGGCCTGAATAGCAGCTACCTGAGTTATTGCGCAGTAGCGGATGACATTCCCGGGTATGGGCAGAGCGCAGTCCTCGAAGGCATGACCCGGGGCAATGGGCTGATCTTGCTGGAAAGCTCCGAGCCGCTGATATGGGAGCAAGGAGCCTCCCATGTGGTAGGCCTGCGCAGGCCTGATGGAACATTGAGTGGGCCCTGGGCAGCTCGTCGAGTTGATGATTACCGACTCACGATCCTCCATGACCTGGACTTCGAGCCAGATTTGTCATGGGACGTGGAAGCCCCACATCTGCTGTTTGGCGAGGTTTCGCGCTGGTGTTATCCGGTTCTGGTGAAGTCCGTAGAGCCGGGTGACTACTCGGCCGACATCGAAGGCGTGAACTACGACGAACGCATCTATCTGGACGATGACAACCACGCTCCTAATTGAAGGGCCGACCCATGATTGATTATCTCAAAGGGTTACCGCCCCCTGTGGCGGATGGCTATGGGTTCAACCCAGTCAGTCCGCTTATCACCACGACAATGGCGAGCGGTCGGACTCGCACGCGGAGACGGTTTCGCGGTGTGCCTACGCATTTAAGCGTTACCTGGCTGCTAACCGAGACAGAGGCCGGCCTGTTTGAAGCGTGGTTTGAGTACCACTTGAAGTCCGGTTCTTTGTGGTTTGGCTGCCCGCTGAAATCCCCAATTGGCTTCGAGGTGCTTCGCTCTAAGTTTCGCGATATCTACAGTGGGCCCGTGCTGATCGGCGGCGATATCTGGCAGTTCACCGCCGAGCTCGAGGTCTACAAGAGGCCGCTGTACGACGAGCAGTGGTTCACGATCGCGCCAGAGTACCTAAGCCAGTCCGACGTTTTCGATGTTGCTGTAAATGACAAGTGGCCCGAATTCCACGAAGACCCGTCGCAGATCATTCTCGCTAATGACGGGGTGCGCGAAGACATGAAGGCGTGGCATCAGCGCCCGGAGTATGACGAATGACCACTTACGCCACTGGGAACCCGCTCGGCTCAAAGAGCCCTTTGGACTTGCTTGATAACGCGGAAAACGCTGATTACTACCTGAACGGAAAGAACCTGGGTTATCCAGACCGTTTTTTTGAGTATCGCATCAGCTACTACGGTATGGAGGTCGCATTCAGGGAGGCGCAGTCCTACCGTGACGAGGCCTTCAAGTACGCAATTCGCAACAGCGGCTTCAAGCTTCTGGGTGAGTACGCCCCCGGGGTAACGCTGATCACCTACAACCAGGTTGTGCGTTACCAGGGCGAGCTGTACGGCCTGGCCACCGCGACCGAGGCGCCCTATACCCTGACCGGTGTGTGGGCGACTGATTCAGTGCACCTGGTGTCGCGCGGCGATGCAGCACTTCGCCAGGACATAAACAACCTCGGCACCAAGATGATCCCCCACATCAGCGGCCAGCCTGGCGCGGTGAGCCAGATGGCGAACCGGAAACTGGGGGAAATTGGCAGCACTCCGGGCGACTTTGGTGCGAAAGGCGACGGGGTTGCCAACGATACCTCGCGGTACATGACGGCCGAGGCTGGATCAGACGTGGTGCGCCTTCCTGAGGGCAAGACCTATGCCCTCGATACTGGCTACACCCCGTCCAAGATGGTGGTTGGCGGGGGAAAGATCCGTATCGGGTCGGCGATCTTCACTGGCCCGGAACTGATGTACGACATTTTCCGCACAAGCCTCTACTGCACCCCTGAGTCCTACACCGACGACATCGGATTTCCTGGCGGAGACCAGGGCAACCTGACCGTTATGATCAGCCCAGGTGGTAAGAAGACCGGCAACCTTAACCGATGCACCATCCATGGAACTCAAGGTCCCAGGCAGGCAAAGGCCCTTGATCGATGCGACGTCTACGCCAACGGCGCGATGATGTATAGCGAGTACGCTGAACGAACCACTGCTATCGGTACCATTTCGTGCCAGTGGCTTGGCTCCACCAACCCAGCCCGAGACCACCATCAATGGTGGAGCAACGCTGGTGGGTTCGTACCGGGGCAGATTGGCTGGGACTATCAGGGCATGGAGACCCGAAACCCAGGCATCGGCGCAAAGATTGCCGCGTTCATCGGTTACGCTACCAAGCCTACCGATGTGGGCAGAACTGTTGGCGTTGGGCGGAATACGTTTAACGGCACAGTGGTTGCTCGTGGATCGGTGGCAATCGGTTACCGTGCTGGTGCCGGCTGTTTTGCTATCGAGAACCTGACATGCCTGGGGTCTGACGTATTCCGCGATGGTGTGTTCCAGTACAACTCGGTTGGCGGCGGGACGTTTGCTGGCGCACATTGGCAGGAGGGTAGTAGGAATACAATATACGGCTACAACGTTGCTGCCGGAGTGGTCCGCGGCTCAAACAACACTCTATTCGGCGCATATGCCGCATATGACTTCACTGATCTCAACGGCTGCATCTTGATTGGGAATGGCGCTGCTAATGCCATCGGCGGTACCTCACTGACGAACGTTTTGGCGATTGGTCCGGATGGTTTTGCGCCGCTTATTTCTGGGCGCCTTGGCGAATATGCCGCCGGGGTAAACATCATGCCTGCAGACATCAAGGGTACTTTCCACGTCAAGACTGCGACTTTCGGGGCTGATACTCCAGCTCACCCGGCGGCTGACGACCTAGTTGTAGAAAATGGAGTCAATTGCGGAATTACCGTACGCAGCAACTCTGCTGGCTCTGCAAGCCTCATGTTTGCCGACCCAGAGTCGCCCAATGTTGGCGCTGTGATTTACGACCACGCCGGGGACACGCTTACATTGCGTGCCGCCGGCAACGACAGATGGCGAGTCAGCAGCGCATCTCTTTCTCCGTCTGCTGACAACTCTTACTCGCTGGGCGAGCCGTCTTTCCGGCCGTCGCAGCTGTATGCGGCAACCAGCACCATCGGCCTATCGGATGCGAGCCTCAAGGACTTGCGAGGCGATCTAACCGATCAAGAACTCGCTGCCTGGTCCCGGGTGCGTCAGGTTATCTTCCGCTTCAAGGACGCGATCGAGGCAAAGGGCGGCGAGGCTCGTCTGCATGCTGGCCACCTCGCACAACAAGTTCGCGAGTCGTTTGCCGCCGAAGGCCTTAAGGCTTCGGACTATGCGCTGTGGTGCGAAGACGAAGTTTTTGTGAAGGCTGTTCGCACCCGGACTTCGACCCGGCAAAAGATGGTGGAGATCGAGAAAACTGTCTGTGAAATCCAGATTATCGATGGCACTCCCACGCAGGTGAAGTCGATCCGGACTACCACGGAGCCGCTGTTCGATCATCTCCAGGTGTTTGACGAGAGTGGCGCACCGTTGACCCGGATGGTGCCGGCGGAGGTCAACCCTCAGAACGTAGGGCCTGGTGGCTATGCGGTCGACGTGGACGGCCGGCCTGCGATGGTTGAGCAGGCGGTAACTCACGCAGTGCCAGTCATGGAAGAGTTCGAAGAGGTGTACGAGGTGCTGGAGTCATCTGGCACGGTGCTCGGCCTTCGATACGAGCAGTGCCTGGTATTCGAGACCGCCTATCTGCGATCACTGATCGCGAATCAAGATGAACGCATTCACACCGAGATCGCTTACCTCAAATCGCTTATCGCGGATCAACAAGAGCGCATTCGCGTTCTCGAAGCTGCCTAGATTTTCGCTGCAAAGAAACCCCGACCGCCGCTGAGCGGTTTTTTTGTGCCTGGAATATGCCGCCCGCCATTGCGCGGGCGGTCTTGTTTCCGTGCTTTGGAAGTACCGGAGGAAAAATGACAGTTGCGTCGGAACTTGCGCGGCTCACGCAGACAATTGACTCTGCAAGTGAGCTCTTTCTGTCTGACCAAATCAAAATGATGGACGTTGGGGACGGCGTCATGCGCCCCACGAATGCCAAGGCTGTTG